CATCGAGAACAACCAAACCAGGTGGAGAACTATAATTCTGCCCTGCAGAAGTAATACCAATACTATCGAAAGATGATAGAGGATTTATTTCAAGAATCTCTGGCAGTTGTAAAACAGGTCTCAGAGTGTTATCTGAAGGATAGTTGAAGCCAATATCTTTAATCTCAGTATCAAGAATAGAACCAATGGTTGTACTCTTTGGTTCGAGAATGGCATCCTTTCTATTTGTATTTGTAGAAACACCAACAATTTCAGAAATACCGATTACATTTTCATATCCTGCACCTTTATATGTGATTTGAATATCTTCAATTGCACCATATGCAGTTGTAGAATTAGTCTTGTATGTGGTAGTAGAGTTGGTATTAGTATAAGAGGCGCTTTCTGGAGTCTCTGAGACGTTGTAGGTGAAGGATGTGGCAGCGATACCAGTGACAGTATGGGAACCAGTATACTTACTTGGAACTACTTCAATCTTATTATTATCATACGTTTCAGTGTCTATTACAATCTCTTGCTTAAATGGTGTAGTGAAACTTATATTTGCTGGAGTAAACTTGTAATATAGTTCGGTAGGAACAAACTTGTTAATGATTAGATTGAGTGCTGCATTAGCATCAATACCAATATTACCAATTTTAGTTACTTCAAACTTGCCTGAAGTTCCAGTAGAGTCAAATACATTAGAGAGAGTTTTATCATTGTAGATATCGAAGTCAAAGGCAGAATAAAGGGTTGCACCATTCAGTGAGGACAGTGAAGAATCTGATAAATCAAATTTGACAGTACTACCTTCATATGCATCAACACGAGGATTGATTGCAGAAAGAGTTCCTGCAGATGTTGAAGTGATATCTACAAAGACAGGATTGAACTTAAGTGCTTCATGTCTGCTGGTGCAGAATTTAACCTTGTCTTTAGTAAATCTACGGACATAGTAAATTCTTTCATCAACTAATCCACCTGAGGGTGTAGTTGCCGTATGAATTACTTTGTCACCATTTCTGTACCCATGATCGGAAATGGTGACAGTGTTTTCAGTAGTATCTACATTTCCTGCAATAAATGTCTTGGGATTGAATACAATCCTTCTGTTGAAGTCATCATACTTAACAGTGATTGTCTGAGTTGTTCCTACATCGACATTGACATCTATGGTATCTGCAATCTCAAGTGCATGTGTTGATGCAGTAGAAACTGTGACAACATTTCTTGTTGCCTCACAAGTTACGACGTTTGTCTTAACTGTAGTAAAACTATGTTGTACACCAGTTCCTATTCCAGTGAAGTATAGAAGTTCTGTAGATGCTGTCGTATTTGCAACTCCAGTAAACGTTCCTGTGCTACCAAGTCCAACTTTGACAGTAGCAATACCAATTAAGTCGTCTGAAATCTTAGCAATAAAAACAGGAGTATCTTCGCCAAATCTGAAAGTAGTTACTCCAGTAGGATCTGTTGCAACTTGAATAGAGAGCCCTCCATTTGCAGCATACTTAACCTCATCACCAGTCTTAAATTCATGCTTAGGTAGGTAGATGTTTCTGGTTTGAACATACTTTTGAGTAATACCAGCACCAGGGTTAGAGAAGAAAACAGTATTTCCAATACCAACACCAGCGATAGTTCCAACACCAAGAGCTTCGCCAGGATTAAAATACAGTTCTTTGTTCAGTTCAAATGCAATGTCAAGTTCCGGAGATGATTGAATGGAAAATCTTCTAGGAACTTCACTCAGAACTGAGGTTGCAGTGTGTGCTGCTGACACAGTTCCCTCTACAGAACGTAATACCCTGACTCTAGAATTATCGATTTCGACATTCAGAACTTTAACTTTTTCTGAACCAAGTTCAAAAATATCATTTTCGTAGATGCTAGAGAGATTACCACCGATGCTGAAGTAAGTAACAATGCCCGTTGCAGTGGCGTTTCCAACTGCAGAACTGAGACTATACTTATCACTAGAAACACCAGCGATAAAACTGCCTTGCAGAATGCCGATAGAAGTATTGAAACCTGCAAGAGAAACTAAGTTTTTATTGGTAAGGTTGTGTGGAGTCGCTGCAAATGCAACATACACACCTGCACCACCTGAAGGAATAATCTCTAGAGGAGAAACCGTAGTGGAGGATGATGTAATAGTATCTACTGAGATACCAGAAACCTTACTGACTCTTGCCTTAGCAGGTGACTTACCTTCAAAAGTAATTTTATCTCCAACTTGATAACTCTTGCCTCCTGTTACGATACCAATGTTATCAATTGAACCAGTGGAAACTGAAACAATGTTAACAGTTTGATTTCTAACTTTGTTTGGTTCATAAAGGAAGTTATAATTGACGGTTGTTTCAGTTAGACTGTATGGTGTAGTATTTCTAAACCAGTCAGAAGAATTCAAGTCATAATCTCTTTGATTAGAAGTTAATGCAAAGTTGAATGGATTTGGTTTAGACTTATAGGAGTTACCAATTAAATATGGGAACTGTGGTTTTCTAAAACCTTGGAATGCACCAACTCCTTCAGTATTTGTTGGGTTGATAGTTGCAAAATATGCATAGACACCGTTTGGATATTCTGGAGTAATGCAGAATCTTCCATTGTGCTCATCTAAATCACCTGCATTAGTAAACTGATAGTCTTCAACAAAAAATCCTAAGTCAAATGAGTCAGGATGATTTGCCCTTTGAATTTTTTCATAACCAGATTTCATTGCAGTGACAACACCACCAGAATTTGTAGAGAATCCATATGGGCCATAGATTGGGTTTCCGTCATATGCCCAACCAATAATTGGTGAGTGAAACTTAGATGCAATCTCTTCACCATTCTGAACTGTTAGATCAAAGACACCATATTTAATATCATTACCTTGAATTTTACTAAAGACAGATTGTCTGAGTTTTCTAGGCGCATAAAGATGAGAATATTGGATTCCATATTCCTCATTCATAGAGGATGTTAATATACCGTCATCGTCTGATAAAATATTGTAATACTTCTCGAACAGATTGACTGTCCATTTCTGAATTTCTGCTTCAAGTCTTGCATTAGAACCACTAGCAATTACAACCGCTCTGGTTTTATTCTCGTAACCCGCACCAGCGTTAGCAACTTTAACATCAGTGATTCTTCCGTTGGTTACTACGGGGACAAGTACACAATACTTACCTGTTCCAAAAACTTCAATATTAGGAGTAGAATTATATCCACTGCCAGAGTTGGTAACAATAACTTCTTGGATTCTTCCGTTGTTAACAATAGGGAGCAGTTCAGCACCAGAACCGCTGGAGATTGTGAATATAGGTTGTCTATTATACCCAATAATAGTAGACGCACCATATCCAACACCACCATCATTTACTTGAATAGAATCAATTTCTCCTCTGAATACTGGTTGAATCAATGCATTGAAGTCTTGTCCACTAAAAGTAGTAACTCCAATTTTACCAGACACAGTTACAACGATTGGCTCATAGTTGAAAGTATGAGTTCCAGAACCTGTTGATGTTAAATCAATATATTGCTTGGTGTTATAATAGAAGTTTGCTGCTGTGGTTCCTAAACCAACTGAAGACAACTTAAAGTTGTCACCATCAACAATAGTGACATAGTAGGAAGTTGACTCATTCAAACCACCCACTACGGTACCTGAAGAAGAAATTCTAACCAGTTCTTCAGACTTGTATCCGTGATTGGTAATGTTGATTTGATTTAATGCAGTATTAATTCCTGCAGTTGATGTGGTTCTTGCTTTAGATTGATATCCAGAACCAGAATCCTCAACAATAATATTTGATACAATTGTTTTCTTAGCAACCGTCTCAAGTCTCTGTACACCAATACCTAGACTACTGAGAGAAACAGTATTAAGTCCAACTAGAGCATCCCCTTCATCTTTATACAGTTTGATTGTGGATGCATCAGTGGTTTGAACATAATACTGTGCATCTGTGGAGATACCACCAACTGCTTTTTGTCCATCAGTTCTATAAGTGACTCTTTCACCATTTCTAAACTTATGGAATGTTGAGAATCCAATACTGTTGTCTGAAGTAGAAACTTTTGCATTATCCTCTGAGTTGAAGGAAACTGCATAATCAATTATCTTAGTATTTGCATATGCTTTTGCACCTAAACCATTACCACCAGAAATGGTAACAACAGGAGTTTCGACATAATCAAATCCAGAATCTAGGATTTCAATTCTATTCAGAGAACCAATAACTGCTGCTGTAGCAGTTGCTCCAGTTCCAACAGAATCGGAAATGTTAACATGGGGGGGATTGATAATATCATATCCACTACCCTTAGATGTCACTGTTATATCATCAATAGTGCCATAGTAAACAGCATTATTTGACTTATAGTTGAGAATTTCAACCCCATTAATGAGAATGCCCGTCTTCCCTGCTTCTGTAGATACGGAATTACTTTCATTAGTGGGAGCAATAACCTCTCTTAAGAGCTTTTGGTTCTCAAGACTCTTTCCTTGGAATCTACTATCAGTAAGGGAGTTTGCAGTTACAATACCAGAAACAGAGACAAAAGAATCATTATAGAGATTTGCTTGACTTGTGGATAACTTGAACTGAGTGTCATTAACACGTTTTACATAATAAACACCCTCTTCAATATCAAATCCACTTTCTACAGTATAACCAAAATCTGCAGTAAACTTATACTTTTCATAGTAAACTGAGTCTCCAGTTTGATATCCATGATCATTAACAGATACGGTGAAGATTTCTCCATTGTATGAACCATCCAATTTGACTTTCCTATCATAAAAGTCAAGAGGAGTGTCATAATACCTTGGAACGGATGTAGATGCTACTAGTAAGTCCTGATTAAATCTTGCATAAGTATTTTGAACATCAGTAAAGATGTTCTCTGCATAGTAATAATCAGACAGAGTAGTATCGATATCGCCCTTCAGAAGATTTCTTCTGACTGTGTATGCAGAACCAGTCAGTGTTCCTTGTCCTGCGGTAATAAAAGAAGTCTCATCGACAATAGATGTAACAGTGCCGTCAGAAGAACCCTCTGAGGAAACTAGACTAATACTATCACCAACTTTAAATCTATGTGCAGAATATGTCTTAACGGTGTATGAAGGTACGGATTTATCAGAGATTTCAATTTTTTCTACTTGTAGTTCAGTTGCAACGTTATAAAGGAAACTTTCTGCCTTAGCACCCCTAGCAGTAATACCAAGAGATTTGATTCCACCAGTATCGTTCTTGCTGAAGTAATATGTTGATCCCTCAATTACAGGTTCTGCCAGAACAGAACCAATTCTCATTGTGACTTTATTTGCAGTTCCGACACCAACATAACTATACGCGACGGTATTGAGTCTGACACTCTCAGTAGAGTCGATTTCTTTGGTTAATCCAATTGTAGTTGTATTAGCAACCCCAACAGAGAAGAATTGGTTGATCGACTTATCTCTGTACGTCATGATACCAGTGGTACCATCAGTATACTTTACAACCAGTTCACCACTTTTGGGGAACCCAATCGTCGAATCAACATCGATGATTGAAGAACCTGCAGATACTTTGGTAATTATTTTTGAAAAAGGATGAACTGAGAACTCTCCTAGAACACTTCCATCAAAAGTAATATCTTTTGAATAGTCAAAGTCAACACTTAACTTGTAAAACTCTCTGCCATCACGAAGAAGTTTTTCTACATCAGTAATTGATGCATATGCTTTAGAAATATTATAATCATCAAACTCATCTTGGAAGAGAGTTTGGTTCTTGATGTTTAAAGGATCGCCAGAAATTGCTTCGACAACGATGTCCTTTGTAACTCTGTATTGTGCATCTGAGGGTTTGAAAAGAAAGTCTTGAGGTTTGAGAACCTCTACGTCCTCACCATAAAGTGCATGGAACAGAATCTTAAATGATTCATCTGTTCCTTTTGATTGATAAAAGTCTTTCGCTCTACTAACAAACAGCCTTTCGTTTACATCGCCACTTAGTTCTCTCTCATCAAACCCTGGAGTGAACTGTGTTTTAATTTTCTTGAGAAACTCTGCAAACAACAACGCACTCAGGTTGATTACCTTTGTTCCCAGAGTGTGTGCTGCACCATTTGTATTTGAAAATGTAAGTTTATCTGTTGCAGTCAGACTGCTGTAATCAGTAATTCCACTAAATCCTCTAATACAACCAGTGAAAGTATTTCTGGTTTTATCGGTATAGAGGATAACCTCATCATTAATTTGAATCAATCCATACTTTTCTGGAAAATCTGTGGTTCCTAAAATACCACTATTAACATCATACGACACAGAAATGGTAGTATCGCCAAGACTGACATTAGAAGAAAGTTCTGTTGACTCCGCATTGGATGTCAAAGTCTCAAGTTTTAAATACAGATCGATATTCTGTATTAAATCAACAGGAGCTCCTGGATATTCTTGTCCTATGTAATATTGTTTTAAAAAATCAACAATAAGTGGGAAGTCGTCTCTAACATAAGCAGGGAGCTGATGTTCGACAATATCCTGAAGTTGTACTCTCTTTGAATCTGTTGATATCATTTTACTCTATTAATAGGAAGAGCCACTGGATGGACTGGTAGATGTTGATGATGTGCTGCCATATGAACCACTTTGGACACTTGTGGTGGTTCCGCTAAAACCATTTCTTGCTACAATTTCTCCACGTACTAAACTTCCATTTGAGAAACTTGGTGAAACAATGTAGTTGGAACCTGATATATCATTACCAGAAGCAATTCTGTCAGGAATTGACTCAACCGTTGTGCCATTAATATCTAGTTGCAAATAAAGATCCTGTAATCCGATAACATCATTTGAATAAGGAACAGCGGAAATTTCAATGAGAGGGAATCCTCTGTTCAAAAGTGTGGATGTGATATTGATTGGTTTGAGTTTGATTTCACCTTTTAAGTAATCAATCGTTCCAACATTTTTCCTGACTACAGTTGCTTCAGTTGGAGACTCAAGACGTATCAAATCTACTACTCCATCTGCCAATGAATTATTTGGCGTATCCTTTAAATATACAACTCCAGGGATTCCACTTACAGTAAATCCAGAGGATTTAATGTTGTAACCAATCTCTCCACCATAAGTTCCATGTCCATGATTTTTAATGTAAAAACGGTTACCAAAACAAATTTCATATTCGGCAAAACTATTTAATGCCGCTCGCATATCCCTTCTCATCACAACAGATGTGATGTTTGAAGTAATCGCTCGATTACTATCATCAATCATCTTAAGGAACTTAGAATACTTGAATCTTGCTCCAAATTTGTTTAATTCACTTGAGTTGGCATATTGCTCCACATTGTTGCTTATGACGCTTGTGACAGCGTTAGCGGACTTAGCCAGGTTGCTATTGAAGTATGCATTGATATCTGCTTCAATATACAAATACTTCAAATCAATAATCTCAGGAATGATTCCTGCAACCGAATACTGTTTAAGATTTGTTTTAATATTATCCTTAATAGCGTTTGATAAGTACGTACCATTGATAGGTTTGATACTAATATAAACCTTACCAAATTGAGGTGGAGATAACTCCTCCCCACCAAATGCAGATACAGATTCAGTCTCTGCATAAATGCTTGGAATTAAAGTTTCATAATCGCCAGCAGTGACTGCTCTGTGTTGTGATGCATAAATTTGTGCTGCATATTTTTTAACTGACTCTACACTTTCAATCGATGCGCCACCAAATGCGGTTGTATTTGTCGTAACAAAGGAGATTCCAGACGAAAGTACAGTCGCTTCTCTGGATGATGTCAGTTTACCAATGAAATCAAAATTATCGATTCCATTTCCATCTTCGCCATTGGTAATTAGATAACTGACTTGAATATAATTTGAATCTTCTAGTTTATGCCCAAAGACACCATCACCAAAAATAAGTTCATATCTCTCATCTTCAACCTCTTGAACCCAATAAACAGGAGATTCGGAAGTTACATTGAACAAACTACTCGCTTGTGTATACTTACGATTAATATCAGAGTTCTGGTTTGGTTTGATTAGAACTCTAATTGTTGAGACATCGACTCTAGAATTGGGAATGATGAACCTTTGATTTGGTTGTAGAGAGTTAACAGTAAAGTTTGTTGTAACATATGTCCCTTCATAGACATCTACGTTATCAAACAATGCTATATTATCTAATACTGGAACAGTAATATCATCCAGAATAGAGAAAACAAAATTCTCTTTTCTGAATGATGACGTTGAAACAACTGTACCACTATTCAAAGTTACAGTTTCTGGTAAATTAGTATATTCTGTCGTATCTAGCGAGAAACTAACATTTGCTCTCGCCGCTTTTTTGCTTCTTGGCACATATCCAATATTCCTCGCCAGAGACACGACGTTCTCCCTGAGCGTCGCTGAATCCAGAAACACCTCATTAGATACCATATTGGCATTATATGAGGTTATATACGTGTTATACGCCAGCACATCAACTATTTGAGACAGATTAGAGCCCTCAAAATCATAGTCAGTGAAGTTTGAGTTGGATCTAAGGTAGTCTACAATCGATGTTTTTATCTGATCGAAGTCTAAGTTAGCAAAATTAACTAGTGGCATTATCGTGTGGGTTGCAATACGAACGATAATTGTTGTGGTTGTGCTTCAATACCAATGATATTGTACCTAATTGTCACATTCAATTCATTTGAGTCGAAGTTTGGAATACAATCGACATCAAGTAATTCAACTCTGGGTTCAAAAATCTCAATTGTTGTCCGAATTTCATCCTTAATGGACGATGCGGTAATGTAATCAAGACTCTCAAACAATATAGAGTTAACTCTTGAACCTAAATTGTTGTTGAAAAACCTCTCTCCTCTTTCGGTGAGAATGAGATTACGAATAGAACGTGCGATCGCGCTCTCATTTTTGAGTGCAATCAAATCACTAGTCAAAGGATTGATTGTAAAAGACATCGAAACATCTTTAAACGACTTACTGACACGCTGGACGGGCATTAAACACTACAATTCTACCTTATTTAGACTCTTTCTCTTCAAGATTTTCACGCTCTTTTTAAAATTCGTTGAGTGTCATCGGTTCAGTCTGAGAAATCACTTCATCGACTATAAAAAGTTCAGTCTCTTCAAGTGAATCTCGTTTTTTGGGAGTTTTTTCGTCGTTTGAAATTTCACGAAGCATCTTCTGATGCTGATCATTAGCTAAGTTGTCTAAAAAATCTGTCATTTTTAAAAATTAGGGGTTTCTTTTTCTGTTGTACCACTATTTAATTCAATAGATTCACGCTCTTTTGCAGTTTTCCAAAAATATTCATCCTCCCTACCCATTCCAAGACGTTCATAACCATTTTCAACACTATAATACTGAGTTGAAACTTTAAAATCAGG